ACTTTCATAAAAATGCTTTACTAGACAACAATGAACGTTCCGGCATATCACCAACTTCTTGCAGAACAATACGAAGAAAATGCGCGCAATCTTCTTGTATTTCAAAAGCAGTATGAAGATGAAGATGAAGATGGCGATGTAGAGTATCATTCTCGTAAAAACTATGAAGATCAGGAGCTTGAGGAACCCGAAACTTTTAATCAATTTCATGGGGATCGTGGAACAGAAAAGATGGTTATTCCAGCTAAAGACTTTGAGGATAAAACAAGAAATAGTATTCGTTATGATAAAGACGTAAAAACGCACATAGTTGATGTTGACAGCAGATTTCGCGCATATCCAAAAGAGAACTATCCTGCGATTACTACTGTTCTGGGAATTCCAAACACAAACCCTCCTAGCAATGTGGCTGATTTTGTATTTGCACTTCCACGAATTATTAAAAATGCAATAACCATTCGTATTACATCCATGTGCTTCCCCAATGTGTTTTATACTTTTTCTCAGGCAAGAGAGAATATAAGTTTTGACGTTTATAACCATTCAGTTCCACCTTTGAAGGTTGGAACTGTAACTATCAGTGAGGGAAACTATAAAACAGTTGCAGATTTGATTACCGAACTTCGGCAATATTTAATAGCCGTTCCAAGTGATGTATTGCCAAACCCTATTACATTTCCGTTTGACATTGATTATGACGCATTAAAAAACAAGATTCGTATTTTTAGAACAGACAATCTTTCGTTTGGATTGGACTTTACTCCTGCAACAATCAAAGAACCATACAATAATGGAATAGGCTATAATTTAGGATACGAACAGCTTAGGTATGGAAATGTTCCAATTATTCTGGGACAACCTCCGGCTGTTGCTCTAACAACTGGGAGTGCTACGATTACGAATCCGTCGCCTCCGCCCCCCACAACACTTGTAACAGTTAGTCAGGCTGTTGCAGAATCATTTCCAGATATTTTTGGAGATTCATACGTTTATATCCGACTGAACGACTATGACGTGATTGAACACCAAAATTTTAAACAAACTTTCTTTCCTGTATTTGCCAAGATTCTACTTCCTTTCAACACAAAAAATCAGCTTATCAACGATATTGATTTGCTGAATGTAGTACAGCGCCAATACAACTTTTTACAACCTACCAATATTCAGCGTATTACTGTGACCATCTATGATGCATATGGCCGCATAATTGATATGAAGGGTGCGAACTTTTCTTTTACACTTGAAATTGAGGAAGTTCTCAATCCGGCTCTCTACGAAAAGTTGCGTGATCTTTAAAACTTTTACTCATTCAAATACAAGATGGAGAAATCAGTTCTCGAGAAGATTCAAGACCCTCAAGTTGAGAATCATTACAATATGACTTCTACAAGCAAGCAATATCCTCCCCCCAAGCACAACGGATGGGTGTCAAACATTAATGACCCAACTTTGAAATCCTTTTCTGCAAGATCGGATAGCCTCTACTCGCAAGGAGAACCCATCCTGTCATACGATCCCCGTGTTGATCTCGTTGGTCATCTTCACAAGGAAACTCCTTTAAACAAGATCTTTTTTAGTCGTGAAAATATGGAGCTCCTGCAGCGCGAAATTCAGGGACAGGTTCGTGCGATGAGCGGTGGAAAGTACAACATTGATAAGCAGAATGAAGATGACTTAAAAATTATTATGCGCAGCTACTATCTCATGTTTGGCAAGAATGATCCCAACAATGTAGATGGAGAGCTTCGCAACTTAAACGGACGTGTAGTCGGTTATGCAGCTGGAAAAGTTTATTCCGAAGTAGACTTTCACATGTTCTACCTGAAGGACATTGAAGAGTTTGCACCCCCAATTGCAAACCCGATGAACCCTCACGTTTTTGGAACGCGTACTGGTGAATTGAAATCATTTTTTTAATCTAAATAATGGATCTTCGTATATTTCAAGATCGTATTTATGGTCGTCATGAAAATCAACTGTTTGTGTTTGAACCGTCGTGGGATACATTCCGTCCAATTGAGCATGTAGCCTGGGACGGGGATAGATATATTATTTTGGATCAAAAATTCAAACAAGATTTGTTTGATCCAAATTATGGGTTTGGTAGTTTAACTATGAAAGCACTCTGCAGAAAGTTGATTAATGAAACTGAATTAGACGACGCAAAGGAAATTAAGGATGTTGTAGAATTTTGGAAGTGGTCTGGAGAAAAGGAGCTCAAATGGTGGAAAGATCGTCCCTGTTTGTTTGCAAGTCCTTGTGTGAATCGTGAACAGGATGGCTGGAAGTCGTACCTGCACTACATGAATGTTCGTGCAAAAACGTTGCGCCAACCCATTCGTGGAAGATTGACAAAGCGTTTAGGGATAAGGCATATAGTACCCCCTAAATGAAAGTGAATATTGTTGGAAACTTTCAAGTAAATACTGGTCTTATGCAGGATGCTGCAATTCTTCGCGGGATTCTTGTTGGCATCTTCGGAGATAAGGTAAAAATTTTTCGGGTTCCCCACGTTCTCCCAGAGTGTGGAGAAGCTGATATCAACTTCTTTTTGGAGGTTATCAATCCCGTTCTGTTTTCGTACGCACGCAAGAATATTTGGATCCCCAATGCAGAGTGGACCTACAAAAATTGGAGTCCCTACATCCATATGGTTGACGAAATTTGGGTAAAGACAACGGAGGCTCGTCGTATTTTTAATGAAGCTGTTTCGTACAAGAAGCCGGTTATTCAAATTGGCTGGACATCCATTGACAAGGTTTGGAATCCCGATACGGACAGAAAGAATTATCACAAAGCGATTGTTCCAGTCGGGAAGAACATTTATCGTCATCCCAAGCCAGTGTTTCAGGCATACCTAAAAATTAAGGAATCTGATCCGGTGTTGTACTCAAAACTTCCCACGCTATACGTTGTTCATTCTCCAAACCACATTGCAGTAAAGGTTCCTGAAGAAATTCAAGATAAGGTTATCCTGAAGTCGGAGATCCTCAAAGAGTCGGAATACGACGAACTTCTCAAGGAATGTGGACTCTGTATTTGTATTTCACTTTCAGAGGGATTTGGGCATGCAGTGAATGAAGCTATGTCTGCAGGATGTAATCTGATCCTTTCTCCCATTCTGCCATTCCAGGAAGATTTGGTGGGAACTGTTCAGGTTGGAGCGTTTTATGGTGAAGCGCTTGAAACTGTTCCTCAGCCCGACTGTTTGGGAGCTCTTGTTGATACAAAGGTTGATTCAATCGTTGGATGCCTGAGAGACTATGTGGGAGAACCTTTCAAGATGAAGAAGTCCGGATCGTTAACTATGCGCGAGCTCTACGAATACAATCACAAAAAATGGCTTGACTGCATGAAGGAGCTTCTTCCTAAATATATGTCCACAGAAGAGTATTCTGTTAGGTCTTCATTTCCAAAAGAAGAAGAACTCCCTGATGTATCTATCGTGACCATAACCAAAGATCGTCGCAACTTTATGCCTCTTGCAAAGTATTGTTATATGATCCAGAGTTATCCGGAAGATAAGATGGAATGGGTTATTGTAGATGATGGAGATGACCCGATTGAGGATACTCTCATCGGAGTCCCCAATGTCAAGTATGTTCGCTGTGAGCAAGGTATGACTATTTCTCAGAAGCGCAACCTGGGAGTACAAAATGCAATGTATGACATCATTGCCTTCATGGATGACGACGATGTCTATCCGAACAACTCGGTACTCCAGCGTGTTGCGATGCTCATGAAGGAGCCTGCAAAGGGATGTGGATTTTGTACAACGATTCCCTGCTACGACATAACAAAATACTCATCCTTCATGAATGTTCCCCCCATGACGCTTCCTATGCATGAGCGTATTTCGGAAGCAACTTTGGTATTTACCAAAAAATTCTGGGAGGAATGTTCGTTTGATGACATGGTTCACATTGGGGAGGGCAGCGCATTTATTCGCGATCGCGAGCAGATGTGCAGGGAAATTTCTCCTCAGGAAGTTATTGTTAGTTTAGTGCATCCTAAAAATACAAGCTCACGCCGTTTGCCTGATATCAAAGAAGCCAACGGATGTCATTGGGGCTTCAATGAGAACTTGTATTCACTTGTTTCTCAAATTGGGTTGGAAATGCTTAATAGCGAAGGCCGCGCATCCCAAACAGAGACTTCTTCTGGCGGCGCTGAGTCTTCTTAGTGTGGCCACGGCGACGACCGGCCGTGACAGGCGCAGTTTCCTCCTTGGGCTCTTCCATCTCACCGCCCTTGATCACAACACGGCCCTTGGGCTTCATGCCAAGGCGCTTGAGCGTGCGCTTGATCGTCTTTGCAGAAACCTTCTTTAAATGACGGCGACCACCGACAGGGGCAGAGTTACCAGCAGAGGAGTTAAGAGTGTATCCTTCAACTTGAGCAGACATTTTATATACTCTTTGAGAGAAATTCTTCAGGCCGAGCAAGATTGGCAGGTTGGTTCAACAGTAAATTTCTGTGCAGAGGCTGCGGCTTTTGTACGCAGATAATAGCATCCGGTCTTCAATCCTTGTTTCCAAGCGTATACGTGCATAGATGAAATCTTTGCATATGTGGGCTCAACAAGGAATAAATTGAGAGATTGACTCTGACAGATGAAGGGAGCACGATCGCGAGCCATATCGATGAGAACCTTTTGCGGAATTTCCCAACCGGTTTTGTATAGCTCTCGAATGTCTTGAGGGATTTCTTTGATCTCCTGCACACTTCCGTTGTTTGCCATGATTTGAGAACGCACGTCCGCATTCCAGTATCGGATGCGAATTAGGTCATCGACCAGATACTTGTTAATAACCATAAAGTCTCCAGCAAGAACACGACGGGCATACAAGTTGGAAGTGAACGGTTCAAAGCATTCGTTGTTTCCCAAAATTTGAGATGTAGAAGCAGTTGGCATTGGTGCAATCAGAAGTGAGTTGCGCATCCCTGATCTCATAACTTTGCTTTTCAATTCGCTCCAATCCAGGTACGGAGTTTCACGAGGCTGTTCGTCCCAGAGATCAAACTGCAGTTGTCCTTTAGATGCAGGTGAACCCTTGAACGTTTCATAGAATCCTTCGTCGTAATAATTGTGAGATACTTCTACCGATTCTTCAGCGAGAATTCTACTTTGATCAACTGCTGCATAATAGATGTTCTCAAAGATTTCGCGATTGAGTTTCTTGGCTTCTGCAGAAGTCCAAGGATATTTCATCATTGCAAACACATCTGCGAGTCCCTGAATCCCAATTCCAATAGGACGATGACGCAAATTTGAATTACGGCATTCCTTCGTAGGATAGAAGTTCTTATCAATAACGATGTTCAAATTGCGAGTTAGGATTTCCGTGTAGTTTCTGAGTTTTTCAAAGTTGAACTGACTGATCCCGCTCTTGGTTTTTTCGATAAATCGAGGGAGAGCCAGCGACCCAAGGTTGCATACAGCCGTCTCATCTGAGCTTGTGTACTCCATAATTTCGGTGCACAAGTTTGAGCTTTTAATTGTTCCCAAGTTTTGCTGATTGCTTTTACGGTTGGCAGCATCCTTATAACATAAATAAGGAGTTCCCGTCTGAATTTGTGCGTCCAGCATCATTTGCCAAAGTTTTTGTGCAGAAACCTTCTTTCTTCCCTTTCCTTCACTTTCATAGTGAGTGTACAGTTTTTCAAACTCTTCTCCCCAGCATTCGGAAAGACCGGGGCATTCATTTGGACACATGAGCGTCCAATCGGAATTTTCAGTCATACGCTTCATGAAGAGATCGGGGATCCAAAGACCGTAGAACAAATCGCGAGCACGATCTTCTTCAGCACCCTGATTCAGTTTGAGCTTCAGAAACTCTTCAATATCAGCGTGCCACGGTTCAAGATAGATCGCAAAGGAACCATTGCGTCGTCCGCCCTGGTTCACATACTTTGCAGTGTCGTTGAATACCTTGAGCATGGGAACAAGTCCAGTAGACTCTCCGTTTGTTCCCTGAATGTAAGAACCGCGCGCACGAATGTTGTGAACAGCCAAACCAATTCCACCAGCCCATTTGGAGATCTGTGCACAATCTCCGAGTGTCTTGTAAATTCCAGTTATGGAATCAGCGGACATATTCAGAAGAAAGCAGGAACTCAACTGGGGGTGTTTTGTTCCGGAGTTGAACAAAGTAGGTGTGGCATGAATGAAGTATCCCTGTGATAGGGCGTCATACGTTTCTTTCACCTTTGCATAGTTAACTCCGTGAAGTTGAATCGCAACACGCATCCAGAGGTGCTGAGGACGTTCCACAACTTTTCCGTTGGCTTTCAGAAGATAACCCTTTTCAAGAGTCTTGAATCCAAAGTAGTCAAACATGAAATCGCGAGAGTAATCAATCATATTTTCGTATTCCGAGTGTACTTCGCCATTTTCGTAAGTGCATACCTGAATTGACGAAAGATAATCGCTTGACAAAACTCCTGCCTTACCAAGAACGCTTGTAGCTTCTGCAAGTGTAGACGGAGTGTTCTTATGGTGATTGTCAATCACGATGCGAGCAGCCAGCTTTCCATAATTGGGGTGAAAGCGAGCCTGCATCATAGCACAAATTTCAGCTGCAAAATCGTCAAGCTCCGAAGTTTTGACGCCGTCGGTAAGCTGATTACAAACCTTTTGGGCGACTAGGTCAGGATTTACGTGATCTAGTCCCTCTGATAGTTTGCGAATGCGTTGAAGAATTTCATCAAATGATACGGGAACACGATTTCCATCGCGCTTTACAACATAAAGGTGCTCTTCCATTTTTTGCATTCTATACTCTTTCAATATGAAATCCGTTTCGGAATTTAATTCGTAAGCTTCACTGCTATATGCATAGATTCAAGCTCGTTGAGCAAAAGACGGGTTGTATACGGGACTTCCATACGAGTATACGCAAAGTTGGGATTTGCATCAAACTTTCCCAGATCAGGCTGGAAAAGTGCAGGCTGTTTGTCTGACCTTTCCATGACGCTTTCATTCCAAAACTTTGAAATGCCGTGAGAGATAAGACAGTCTCGCTCCATTTCACCGATTTTCAGACCACCATCATTTGCACGACCGTCTGTCGGCTGGCGAGTCAGGAGCTTACGAGGACCCGTGTCGCGATAGTTAATTTTGTCTTCTACCATCTGTTTGAGACGCAGGTAGTACGCGGGAGCCATAAAGATTTCTGATTCAATCATTTCGCCTGTCATACCATTGTACATAACTTCATGTCCGTACGGATGATAGCCAATCTTCAAAAGCAGATCACGAGTTTCTGCAACACGGTTTTGTGTGGAAAAAGGAGTTGCATCCACAAGAGTTCCCAAATTCGTTCCAATTTTGGTTGCCATCATTTCAATAACTTGTCCAAGAGCCATACGAGACGGGAAAGCGTGAGGGTTCAAAATCATATCGGGACGAATGCCAGATGAAGTATACGGCATATCCTCTTCGAGCAAGCGAGTTCCACATGTTCCCTTTGGTCCGTGGCGGACAGAAAATTTGTCGCCAGTTTCCGGCTCACGATATTCGGAAACACGAATCTTTACACAGCGAGCACCTTCTTCATTTTCGTATACATACACGTCGTCTACAATTCCAAGCTGACCTTTCTTTGGCTCAAACGAACCATCCGTGTATCTCTTAATTTGACCATTTTCCAAAACGGGAACAGCAACTCCGACCAAAATTGTTTTTGCGTTGACTTCCGACCCCTTCATAATAATTCCGTCAGGGCCCAATTTACTGTAATCAAAATCAGGCTTGCGTGAAACAGTTTCTCTGAAACGAGGATCAGCTGCTAAATTTGCAAATTCAGACTTTACATCCACAACCTGCTTGCGAACGTCAATGTCAAAGCTTGACGAAATAACCTCCTCCGCAAAGTCGTATCCGTGAGAATATGTTATAGAAAACAGTCCTCTTCTGAATGATGTATCATTAAAAATGATTGCGTCTTCCTGGTTGTATCCGGTGTAGGTTGCAACAGCTACGATAGGATTTGTTCCATACGGAAGACAACCATCTTTACCCATGATTGCGTTAACCGTCCAAGTTTGACAAATGGGCCGCTGACCGTAGTTCAGCCAGGTTGCCATTGTATCAAACCGTTTGTTGAATGCCGTGTTGTACCAAGCACACGCCTGCTTGGTCTGCTGACAGCTAAACATGTTTCGCACACACGCGTTGTGTTCAGCGTAGGGGATCACGCTGCCAGATGCAGACAGAAGAGCAAGACCGTGAATTTCAGATAAACTCTTCGCAGAAAATGGTTCCATGCTGATTCTCAAACTTTCGGTTTCCTGTGCATCCACATAATCCATCAAGTTGAGAGTCATGCTATTCCAAGATTTTGTCTTCATGACTTGATCAGGTCGTACGCCTTCGCGGTATAGAGGGCGCAACGGTCGGCCTGCATCTGTATAGATCAGGTACTCGTTTTCAAGACGATTCCAGCAGAGAGATACATATTTGTCAAGTTTTCCCGTTCTTCTTTCAGCTAATAATTCATTGTGAAGTTCGGTTGTATTTGCAGTCAGGACACCTACTAAATCTGAATTTAAGAAGACCTTCGTCCATGTTGGGTTCCAAACGGATGGATGAATATTTTTTGTTTGCAGGAATCCCTTGTATTGTTTGAGTCGCTCTAGAATCTGGATTTGTGAAGAAGCCGTAGAAAGAGAGGATAATAATGTCAGCGATTTGATCATACCTACATTTCCACCGTCAGGATTATCGACTGGACAGAGCAGGCCCCAGCTACTCCCGTGGATACGACGAACTTCTACCTGCTTTGTGTCCTTGTCCATCTGCAAATTCACACGACGCAGATGGGCTACGCTTCCCAAATAGGAGTACCGAGAAAGAACTTGTGCGATTCCGTTTACGCCTCCCCACTTTCCTTTGAACGATTTTTCAAACTCGTTCATAAATGTGTAGTACGCCCAGTAGGAATTGATATTTTCAGGCTGAACAAGCTCCACGAGCTTCTTATCACGGAATGAATCTTTCTGGAAATGCACACGACGATCCATCTCTAGCACCATACGCTTGCGTACGTCGTTGTAAACTCGACGAAACTCCTGGAAGATCAAATCGCCTGATGCATCAATTCGTTTGAACCGATAATGTTCACGATCTGTTTTAGGCTTGATTCCCACAGCAACTTCCATAGCCATGCGAGTCAGAATTCCGAGGAGATAGGCTTTCCGGCGGTAGAAAGAAGCGGCCGATTCGCCTTCTTCGCGCTGACAGTGAGGAAACAAGTCGTTATACAAATTCATGTATACTCCCGCTTTCGTTCGGTTTCTCACAAACTTGTAGAGCATGAGCATGTTTGGATCCTCATTTTTGTCCTCCTCCTTTGCAAGCTGTTTTTGTAGCTCCTTCTCATGACTGAACACCAGCTCCATAAAAAGCTCGTCATACTGACTGCGCTCCTTTGCGGGAATACCTGCAAGAATTGTATCATAAATGTCTTGATCGTTTGTCAACCCAAGAGCATAGAATACGCTGAGCAGAGGAACAGGCTGTAAAAATCCGGGGAGAGTTATGAGAGCAAGACGGTTTGTGGAAAAGATTCCAAAGTCGGTTATTTTTGCGATGACTGCATAATCATTCGGCTTCTCAAACTTTCCAGGGATGATCAAAAAATGAGAGTAGGGTCCCTTTGTTCCGTCCTCCGAAATTGACTTGATTCCAGCTATATACTCAAATTCTTCTGCACGCTTTCCTTCTGCTTTTAATCCTGCTTCCTTTTCATAGACTGTACGTTCTGATCCGGCTTCTGGCAATTTTACACGACGAGATGCATAAAACATATTGTCGCCAAGTCGCTCCTGACTGAGAAGCACGCGCTCCTGACCAGTTATAACAAAATAGCCACCAAGTTCAAATTTGCATTCGCCCGCTTCGTAAAGCTGCTCGGACGTCATGTTGGACAAATAGCATAGCGGACTTTTTATCATGAGAGGAATTTCGGCGACCAAAACATTTGAAAACGTTTCTATTAACTTTTCACCTCCGATAGTATACTCAACATCAAACGTTGCCTTGATCGCAAGGCTGTACGTTTTGTTTTCAAGACGACATGCATGAGGAAGAATTGCATTTCCGTCTGAATCTACAGAAGGAACATACTTCAAATCCTTGATAAAGACCTGAATTGTACGTTCGTCACCCAAGTCTAGAAAGATAGGAGTTCCCTTAATAAAATTGGGAATCTTGGTTTCTAAAAGATCAGCATATGAATCTAGGTGATGGCGTACAAGAACATTCTTTACATCTGTAAAGTATGTGTTGAAGACATGTCGGGCTATGTCCATTCTCTTTCCTTGTAAAGAAGAAAGAATGGAGTATATGACTACTGCCGCTCTCGCTGCACTTTTTACAGTTCTTTTTCTTGTTATTTACAAGTTTGTTATCAATCCTCAAATGGTTGTGACTCCCAACCCGTCTACCATGTCTCAGTGCCCGGATCGCTGGAATTACAATCCGGCGTCCAAAATGTGTGAACCTGCTTACCAAACAGCTTGTCTGCCATTTAATCCCTCGGCTTCAACTCTTGACTCATACACTGCAAAATGTAATCTGGCAAGAACCTGTGGAACAAGTTGGTCTGGATTTTGTGGGTAAAACGGAAATTTTTTTGTCAACAAACCAGATTTTGCAACTGCCCGCTTTCGGTATTCACCATGGCGAGCGCTCCCAGCAACAACAACCTCCACAAGAGGAATGAGGCTCTCGAAGCCCAAGTTCGCGTACTGGAAGAAGAACTTACAGAACTGCGCCGGACTCTCAGCCTGATGAAGAAGATTCAGGAGATGAAGGATTCAATCGCAGTGCTGAACAGCGCGATCCGGGACATGCCGGACTCGGACATTGGGAAACCACCAGCAGCGCTCCCACGGCCGGGAACAGGGGCCGCAGGAGGCGAACCTCTTGTAGCTCTCGGGAGAACAGCGGCTGGACCGGTTTTCTCCGGGGATGAAGGAATCGTAGATATGATTCCACTCCTCCACAGGACATACGTCAATTTGACCCCTGATGGGTACTGGACGTATTGGGAGAAGCTCCCCGACGGACGCTACAAGTGGAACCCGGTATGGAGGCTCAATGATGCGGATAAGGACAACAAGTAAAGGGGTTTCCCTGCACTTGTTTTTTAAATGCTCCAGGTGGGACTCGAACCCACGACTCCCGCCTTATAAGAGCGGTGCTCTAACCAACTGAGCTACTGGAGCATTCTTAATTATCATTCGCTGTTTAAACGGATTGTCCTCAAAGAAGCAATGTATTCAGAAGCGCACAGACCTACATATTTGGACGAAGTTATTGGACACACCGAAGCAAAAGAGAAATTGCAAACATATCTTTCTTCCAAAAAATTTGAAAAGTCAATTTTACTTACCGGTTCCCCCGGAATTGGAAAAACAACTCTTGCTTTGGCTGCAGCACGTTCGTGTGGATTTGACCCACTTGAAATAAACGCAAGCAAATCAATTCGTAGTTTTGAGGATGTTGAAAAAATTCGGGATTCCTGTATGTCGGCGGTTAACATTCATTCTTTCCTGCGTGGAGACATCCATGCAAAAACGTGTGTTATTCTGGATGAGATTGATGGATCGGACCCCCACGCACAAACAAAGGTCGTTCAGTGGGTTAAGGATCCGCAACGGAAGGTTCCTATCATCTGCACAAGCAATGAGGTTCCAACAATTTTTAAACGAAATATGAATGACATCGAAATCATTCGCTGCTTTCCTCCTCGTCCGGCAGATATTCAATCTCTGTTTCCGGATGAGAACATAGAAGCTCTCGTAAAAGAATGTGAGTACGACATTCGTCGCATGTTTCATCGTGTACAATATGGGTCATCAGATAGCTTACCAAAATATTTATTTCCACCTACTGGACTTCCAATTGAAAAAACATTTATTCTGCGTCAGAAGGCGTTTGAGCTGCATCACCCGATTGACCTTCTGATTCACGAATGTCATGGCGACAAACCGGGCAACGAACACTCATCCCAAACCAGTTTGTCAAACAATTCCGGTGAAACTCGTGGCGACAAGACCGAATCAGGCAACCGCCGGAGGAAATTGCGTCCTGGCAAATAGCACAACTGGCCGTTGATGTTGAAATGTCTTCAAGAGCTGCGGTAATTTGTTCTTGAGTGGGAGCCACAACTACCGGATCCGTAAAGTTATTGGGTATCGTAAAGGTGACAACTGCAGAAGAAGTCTGGCTCCGAAGATGGTTTTGATATAGTCTGTTGATCATTTCAAGATATACAATCTCGTTCAGCATATAGCGCGAAAGCATTTGTGGGCGATGCTGATGAGGAGTTAGCTGAACTGTTCTCACAAAAAATTCGTTGCGCCCTTCTACCATCTGCTCAAGAACCTCAAGAATTTGATCATCCATTTGTTAGAGTAAGGATTCCTGCTTTAAAATCAAAAACGGATTTAGATTAATTTTATTTTTGTACTCCAACAAAAATGCTGACTACCCGTGTTCCCGTTGAATTTTGGGGACACAGGTATCCTGGCGGAGACATGCAAATCAAGTATAACCCAAAAACGAAAGGTTGGAGGTATACTATGGAAAGTGCGTACCGTGGAGATACGCCGTATTCTAAGTGGATCACTGAAACATTCAAACCAAATTTTGAAAAAAAAGAAGGAACAAGAGGAACTACACTTGTTCGTGGTCTTGTATTTGTTGGAGATGTTCCAATCAAAATGAACTATGGGCTTAGGGAGTACCTAGAGTGGCCTGAAGAATTTATGAAAGAAATGCAAACATGGCGTAATGAAGGCTACAAACCTAATGCTCCTCCAGAGCCCGATACTAGTAAATATGAAAGGGATATAAGCCTTGATACTGAAAAATGGCAAAAAGATGATGCCATAATCAAATATCGTGGTAGTTATTGATCTAAAAATCGTATAAGTAAAATTATATTTTTTTACTCATACGATGTATTTCGGCTGCACGTTCTTGCCATCGGCGAGAAATGCGCTCAGCTCGTTCGTGTGCCTCAATAACAGCCTTTCGTTCTGCTATAACCTTAGACCACATGCTGTAGTGGCGTTTACCCAACAGGATGTTTTTAACGGTTAACCACATTTCAGAGCTGAGTTTATCATTCTTTAGTTTAATCAAAAAAATCCGTTTTAAAAACCTCTCCAACGAGAGCGTTTACTTACGAGCGACCTGCTCGTTCTTGGCCTTCCTCGCCTTGTCGCGAGCATCTGCTGCCTCCGCTTCTGCACGATTGCGCTTGTCTGCGCAGCCGATACAGAGGAACGGAAGCTTGTGCTCACGATCTGCATCAGGCAGAGGTCCCATGTCCACGTAGGGCATTCGACTGATCGCATACTCATGATCGTACTCGCAGCCCGCACAGACCCACTTAGGGTTACCCCACTGCTGCTGACCATAACGGTCGCGGCCTAGAAGCGGCACTATCCTGCGGTTTCCAGGACGGTCGCAACCATTTTCGCACATCTGAGCGAGCTCACCGCAGTCCACACACTTGTGAACTTCGCGGGGCTTCCACTCCTTTGCGAGAGGGTTAAGATTGCTCTCTGGTTGAGCCGGCGACTTAGAGCCACCCACGACACTTGCCCACGACTTTGCCATCTTGCTTGCGCGTTTGCGTTTGCATGAGAGGGTGTTTGTTCAAGATTCAATTGTTTCATTTAAAAAATTCCATTTTACTTACGCCCAAGAAATGCATCCATGGGTCCACGCTTGTGCTTTGTTAAATAGGACGCTCCCATAAACATTAGGGAATCAATTTCTTTCTCCTTTTGTTTGAGAACCGCAAGAGTTGCCTCTTCTTCATCCATGCCGTTCTCAAGGTAATCCTGCATAAGCGTTTCATACTTAGATTTTGGTTTGTATCCGTCAAGCTGGTCAATAGCCAACGCAAACATTTGTGCGACCGGATTTTGAATTTGGTTTGTAATATAGAATTCCACATCAGGTTTCAATCCTTTCTCTTTTACGTAATCAAAGTGTTCAATGCGATCTCCCTGTTTCTTCTCGTCTTTGCGAGATGCAACATAAATGTATGGAATTCGGTCGCCCACTTGTGGAGCTGTACCTTTATCACGTGATTCCATTCGGTCTGCAAGAACACGATGGGCGATTTGGTCTGGATTCTTATAATCGTCTCGGAGCTGTTTGGTGACAACATACTTTTCAAGAGGAATCTTGTTTTGCATGACTTGGACCAACAGGTCCTTAACATAATTCTGTGCAGCCTTGATATCTCGTTTTTCCATCAGGATATCCAGTGCACCGCCGAATACGTCTTTGACGATGGGAGCATTATCGCGACGTTTGAGCGCAATACCCATGCTCTTGCGCTTGCATTTTACGGTATCATCTTCATACATCATTCCTACGTATCTCTTTCGGCAGAACAAGATGAAGGGATAGAATGTCTTTTCGTATTCGATTTTATAAGGCTTCCGGCAAAGGGAAGTAATTCTTTCGGCAGACTTTCTTGCGAGGTCCATAGATTCCCCAAGATCTTTGGTAGGGAATCGGATGAAGATTGAATCTGTATCTCCGTAGATGACACTACCGCCAAATTCATTCTCGACAATTCCTTTGGCAAACTGAATTCGGTCTCTGCCTGCCGCAGTCGTACATGCAGCAACCTCAAGTTTCCGAATCGGAGATGTTTTAGAACCACACTGACCATATACTGAATTAGCAACTACTTTGTATGCAAGTTGTAAACCATTGAGAACAGACTTTTGAGATTCATCTTCAATTGTTTCCATCAGCTTTCGCGTTTCCTTGCGTTTCTTGAGAAGCAGATCGAGAGTCAAAGGCAGAATTCCAATAGTCCGTGTATCTGCAGACGGCTGTACATATCCACAAATTGTCTTGACGTTGACTCCATTGAAGGTTTCGTCATAACTGACTTCATCTATGGTGTATCCTTTTTCTTTGTAGTCTTTTCCGTCCACACCTGTCATCTGAACAAGCTTTCCCTCTTCGTTGTATCGTTTGATGTATACGAGTGTATCGGGAGACAGGTTGTACGCAATCATGTTCGAGGGGTACAGCGAATTGAAATCCAAAACAGGGATCGGCTGGTCTAGGTACATTCCAATCTTTGGAGACAACACAATTGCACCTTCATAGCTTGAATCTCCCTCAAATCCTTCCTGTGTCATAATGACTTGATTTCGTTTAGAAGCGTTATAAACTACGGCTGAATAGATCTTAATACCTTGTCCACGAAGAAATATATATTGAATAGGAACACGACACACGTCAGCCATTCCTCGTGCATTTACAAGTGTATCAAGTTTTGCCATCAAAGTAAGAACGAGATCACAATCCTGAATACAATACTTTGCTACCATAGCTCGCTCAGCAGAACTTCCGTTGTGCGACGCAAACATTTCCTTCGCGGAAACATCGTCTTTCGTAAACGACCATTCAAGCTTAGAAATTTCTACGGGAGACAGGTCGTCTAAAATAGGCTGTTCTGTCTTTACAATAAACGACTTTGCTTCTACAGACTCAACGGGGAACTTTTCACCTTCACGATAAGGATTGATTGTGTTGGTAATGACGTCAAACCTAGCCAGGTTTCCTGCAAAGAGACCCTTCGTGTTTTTAGTATACACTTTGACACGATTGTTTGGAAGTCTTTCTATTTTGACAACTTTGTCTCGCAGGAAGGTTGTCGCAACATTGTCCAGCTTGTAGGAATCCAAGTTCTGCTCACGACGTACGCTCAGCATCAAATCTACTGGAAGTCGTCCGGGGATTTGAAAATATCGGACTGCAAACGTTCCCGAAGCAAGTTCAAACTTCTTCTTCTCGGTTTCCAGGTAATCGCGAGATGTGTACGAATCGTCTTTCCAGGAGTTTTGATCTACACGTCCAAGCCGCATAGGGATACGCAGGAGTTCAGCTCGTTCTGCGATATAACTGTCATCAAACCCAAAGGTGTTATACCCACAAATTGCGTCAGGATTTTCAGAGTGGATGGTATCACGAAATTTATTCAGCAAATCACGTTCATCACGGCACGCAATAAATTCAATGCTCGTATCTGCAGATTTGTCGCATCCCTTGTTTACCAAAACAAGGCGGCGATATGGAGTTAGCATGTCGTCCGAGTACCGGAAGCTCATGCCAATTTGAATGATTTCGTCCTTTTCGTTGGTTGCAACCGGAAAGTTGCCCGAATCCGAATAGACTTCAATGTCATAAGAAAGTAGGTACATTCCAATCTTTTCGTTTGGGCATGGTGTGATATCAGTATACTCAACTGTATAACAAACGTCTACATTTACATCTTCAGGAACAGCTTCCACATCTGCTTCAAACGAGAAGGGTGATGCAGGAAAGAGATCAAGTTCATGAAAGAGACGAATGTACGGAGGAAGATCAGTTTCGTAAGTTGTAAAGACTTTGTCGGCTGCTCTTCCCGCAGATTTGAACATCTGCAAAGACGGACACACGACTTTCCAAACTTTGATTGGGTTCAACCCTTGAAATCCATTCATGGCATCAAGTTTTTCTTCAATGGTAATTTTAAGATTGAAGAAGTGTACCTGCTTTGTGTTTCCGTACTTTCGGTTGTTCTGGTTTGCCGTTTCTTCAAGTTTCTTGATTAGCGTTGCACTTGTATATTCCGGATTGTATTTGATGTAGAAGTAAGGACAGAATCCTGTTAGCCTTACTTTTACAACATCATCATCCGACGTTCGTCCAAATACATCCACTACATACTTGTAGTTTTGTGTGGACTCCTGCCAATCGCAAGGTTGAACAACTACCATAATTATATTACTCTACTTGCGATAAAGCCACAACTGTCCGTTTTTCATGTGAAACATTTCTGTCAGATTGTATAATGGATAACTCCGGATTTTTAACATTTTATGAACCTACTCGTCAGGGAGAAGCGGCTCGTGATCAGCAAAGACTTCATCAACCTGTTTCTGGCTCAAAACCTTGGTTTAGTTCTGGTTGTGGGAATGGGTGGGCTGTGTCTGATGTTGCTGGAAACCCTGGCTTGATTCCGCGGGGCAATTTTGGAAATTCTCCTGAGGGTGGGTGTGCAATTGATTTGCAAAGCCAGCTCCTGTGGGGGGATTCTGGAACGGTGCGTATGAAGGGACCTCAACAACTGTTTGCTCGTCCGTATGCAACAACTCCCTACCTTGGGGGAGGTTCAATTGAGAACATTCCTGATCAGAGCCGGGTGATGTTTGGCCACTCGACAGCGAATCGCAAAAGCATCCAGACCGTGACGGATAAACAGTTTCCAGTTTTTGAACCTCTAATTGCTGAGCGAGCGGCTGATATTCCGGAACACAACTACTTTGTTGAACCGTTTCTTCGCGGCGGTCAAGCATCTCGACTGATCCCGAATATCCGGGTTGATACGACGAAGTAGAGCGCTTTTCATCAATTTCTTTCAGTAGTTTACGAATCGGTGCAATAATTTGTTCTTCGGGCGTTGTCTCTCGAGGTCTCTTTTTTAAATTTGCAGTTGTAGATTTAGGTGCTTCCAGCAATAAATCTACCGCTTCTACAATGTCTTGTGTTCTGTCGTACGCCTCGTTTGCTTGCTCTTCGGTACATCCCGTCAATGTACAAATAATCTCAATGGGGTCGCTCATTTTTTATTGTTTCAAATGTAAATAACCTGAAGATGCGTTTCATTGAAAGTTTGTGCCCCCCTGCGCTTCTCTATATGCTTTACATTGTGGTCCAAGTTGGTTTGGATCTATCATTAGGCTTGATGTTAACAGCTGTTGTGAAGCTGATCATGGGTGTTGCAGGAACCGTTATCCTGAACGCCTTCTGTAGCGTTGACCTGGGTGTTGTATCTTGGGCTATCATTGCAACTCCGTTTATCATGACTGCTCTTGCTATGTCTATTTCTCTTGGCTTGGGGCTTGATCGCTTGGCGACTGAGTATATCAAAGAGTCATTCTCTCCTCTCACCGCTGATAACAAGAAGAACCGCGACAAGTATGTGACACAGCTAAAGCAGGAAGATGCGGCGCCTGTTCCGTCAAATAGTATTTACTAAATAGCCTTATAAAGGATAATAAATGCAATTTTGCTGTATGCAATGCATGTTTTGTTGTGTACGACTGTACAGTAGGATATTCTATTCAAAGCTTCCATCCAAAAAGAAAGTTTCTTCATCGCATCTTCCTTGGATGTGGGTTGGAGTAGAGCTAACGGACGGGACGATTAAGACACTAACAGAGATCGTGGATACTTCAATTGAATATGGAGATTGTGTGACTCCACAATTTTTGAAAACACTGTCGGGAATACAGGATGCAAACCGATGGATCTATTTGGATTCAAAAACGTTAAAGGAAGAAGAAATCCCCGCTGATGGTTTAATAATAGAAGATGATTCCGACGAATAAAGAGATTCGATCAAAACTAACTCAAGACCAAATACAATATGTTTTGTTAAACGATAAAACATATTTTAAAATAGCAGATCAGTTTGTAAATCTTAACAAAAAATTTGCTCCAGAATCGTTCATCCAAAAACTTGGATTATGGATGGACATGATTGTGGGTCCACTGCTGACGATAGCACAACTTATCTTTTTCAGAAAAATGCCTGATATCTTTACGATGCTCACCGTTCAAAAAACAGTTTCAATCTGGCTTGAATGGTTTGAGTGGAGAAAATGTCAACAGACAATACGCGAATGGATCAAAATTGTGAGAACCATTGGCGGACCATTTATAAGTTCTAATGATGCAGAGTATCACATGTTTGTGTATGCAGATGGAATGCAGAGAATTCACGATTCTTTACTGGGCGTTCGCGTCTCCAAAGAACGTGCTAAACGTCTTTAGGAGTTCAGCACCCTGCTCAATCGCGGGTTTCATCTCGGTTAGAGAACCCATGAGTTCTTTTTGGAGCTCCAGGAGTTCACGAGTATCTCTGCGCATTCCTCCGATTTGCTCTGGAGACAAATTGCGGTATGCGTGCAGGATGGTGGTTCCAATATCTACGTGAGGATCATCCGTCTTGGGAGGAGCAGGATTGGGAGTCTTGGGGTTTTCTTCCTTCTTTTCTTCCTCGGGAACCTCGTCTTCAAAGCCTTCAAAGGTTCTCTGTGTAAGAACGGACAACCCGTACAGAGCAATAATTCCAATTGCGACGGAAATGGTTAAGGACATGCGCATTCCGTGGTACGCAATCGCGATTGCAATCAAGAACCAAACAAGAATAGAAATAATCCCTTTCTGTAAGAGACGAGCTGTTACAATTGTAAAAAGCAGACCACCTACGGCTGTATCAACCTTCATCTTATTCTTTACTCGTAGATGAATTTTAGTGAGCCTTTACAAAACTTCCATATCCACTTCCAGGCTGAGCACCATGGTTGTTAAACGCTCCACCGGCAGGAGCACCTGAACCATCGCGAGTTATGATTCCTCTAAAGTTTGCCATTCCAGCTTCTCCATCACCACCGTATGATGCAGATACTCCTCCATATTTGTTTCCACCGCGCATCTTGCCGTGGCGCTTAGTCTTCTTGGAGTGCTTACGACGACGACCAGCTCCGTACGTCGCATTTCCTGCACGGTTCACTGCAAAGTCTCCCATTTCAGAACCAGCCTTCCAGTTGGGCGCTCCAGTAGCAAGACCTCCGCTGAATCCATAATAACCACCGCGATGCTTGCGGCGAGTTGCGCGATGTTTCTTGGTCTGTCTTTTACGGTTCATTTACATTTATCTCGGGAATGTTTTCTTGGACGTCCCAGTATTCCTCGTCATATCGCACACATCTGCAGGTGAATGTGTCTCCTTTCAAACGTAGATAAACTGATGTTTTCAAATCGGGAACACGCAGATATCCCTTGCCTACTACTTCATAGCAATCGGGGATCCCCAATTTTGTTATCGTAAATGATTCCGACTTATCCTTTTCCGCGAAGTATCCGCTCTTTCCTGCTTCTTCCGGATGTTCTTCGTATCCCCGAACAGACCGATCCTCCACTTCCGATTTGTGAAGAAGACGAATAGACACATCAGTTTGACGAATAAATGTTTTCAGAAGAAGTTTCAGCCATTCGTATCTTTGAGAAAATTTGGAGCATGCGTACACACAATTTGAATTGTACATCCACACATCTGAAATAACATACTCGGTGTCGCTCAACTTTTCTGCGCGAAAGATTGTGTCTCCACAAATTCGTTCATCTGCAAAACAGGTTAGCTTTTTGCACTCGTGTGTGTTTAGCCAGTAGCACACAGGAATACTGTTTTCGTATGTCAAAATTATCCATCCAGGTACACCAGTTGTTTGTGGAACTCGGAACGTTTTAAGTCCCGTCGGGACGGGTTTCTTGTAAACCAGCCGGAAGCTCGGGGTCCACTCGTATAGATGTTGCAACCGGTTTTCTAGGCTCATATTCGGGTAGTTGTACTTCCTGTTGTGGCTGTGTTAAAGCGGGTCCGTTTTGGGGGAAGAGGGGCGGAGGTTGTTGAGGGGGAGGGGGAGGAGGAGGTTGCATCATGACCGGAACATCCCGATAAATAATTTTTGGGTCGGGAGGATACATCATTCTTGCGCCTACGAATGTCACAATTTGAAGAACGACCATAACTGCAATTGTTGCAAGAGCAACATAAAGAATGTCTGTAGCTAACATCTCGTGTTTGTTGAACAGAAAGGTTTCTGAGTGTTCAACAAAGACGCAATGTCGGACATTGTAGTTGAAATTGTGGAGTCCAAGAAAGAAGAGATCATTGAAAAGGCTCTTGAACAGGTTGAAGACAGAAAAGAAGAAGCTGCAAAAAAGGTTGATGAAGTTGCTGACAAAGTAGAGGCTACAATTGAAAATGCCGGAGATGAAATTGGTAAAAAAGTAGAGGGTATCATCGATAAGCTCGACGATAATCCTCATATAGCAAAAGCACTTGACATCCTTGATGATGTTATTGGCAACCAGGTTGATGGTCGCGAAATTTCTTGTTCTTGCTTTGGTTGGCTGGTAGCTCTGCGTATAACTCGGAAAAGTCAGAAGAATTCTCCTTCCAAATCCGAGGCGACTCTGAGTACAGAGTTACCTGTACTTGCTCCGAGTGTTCCGGTAGAGGAACAACCCCCGTCCAAGGCTCCTCAGTCATCTGAAACTGATTCTGCACCTGCGTCGTAAAGAATCGGCGTCTAACACCTTTCTCGGGAATATAAAGCCATCCGTCATCGCACCAGTAATAAAAGATGAAATATTCCTCCTTACTTTCTAAGGTCAAGGGATAGGACTTTGGATCCGTTCGCTGAATTAGCATTTTTTGAGCTTTCCTTTTCTAATGAAGGCAAATTCATTTTCAATCGCAGTTCATGACAGTGTTGAACAACCTCTGTCAGAATGATTGTGTCATACAATGAATCGTGCAAGCTTGACGGAATTGGTTGTTTTTTAAATACATATTCGTATAGCTCACTCAACTTTGGAGATTTTGGTTTTCCGAAGAGCGTCTTCAAATTGCAAATATTTCGTGAAAGTTCCATTGTGCAGTAACGCTTTTGAGGAAACCCTTTGAAGTCCATTTCCAAATCATATTTCACAGCACTGCAAACAACATTGTAATCAAATTCCATGTTGTGTGCGACGAGTGCCTGAACGGGTTCGGCCATAAATTCAGAAAGAACGTCCTTCAGAGGATGACCTTGAATTTTTGCCTTCTGTGTATCAATTCCATGGATTCGAACAACCTCTTCCGGGATTTCCCAGCCCATGGGAGTGATAATGTAACGGCGCTGTTTTTCAATACAGTCATGTTCTGCGTCATAAATAACCCAAGAAATGGACACGATATGTGGCCAGTTGCCGGGTCCCGATTCATCAAATGACTTCCTGCTTTTGGGAAGTCCTGTTGTTTCTGTGTCAAATATGAGTAGCTTCATTTTTTACGTCTCTAAACTGTTTTTAAACTGTATCCGTTTTACGGGCTCATCGAGTAGACGACAATGCCGAACACAGCAGAGTGCACAAGGAGACCATAGTTGGTGGGGCAACCGGCCTCGGCAATCTTGAAAAGAGTGGTAAACTGGGGAACAACAGCTCCCACAACGCCACCTACAATACTATCGACTAGGCGATACGTGAAGGGTGATGAGATAACAAAGAAGAGGAGTGCAGCAGTTAAGGCAGCCGTTGCTTTGCGAGAAAGACCGAGCATTTGTATATCCTTCTACTAAGAAAAAGTCTTTTGCGTTTGAATAATTGCAGAAATCCACTGAGGAATATTTTCAATCAACTTGTGGACCATGACAATGTCATGTGGAACTGTATAATGAATGTCCAGCGTAGTACTTTCACATATAAACAAAATTGCAGTTATCAAAAAGCACGTACGTTGTTTCAGAAGAGAAGGCGACCATCTCAAGCAATGAGCTTTATACACTGCATCAATGTAGGGAGCCAGCGTTCCAGATTGAGGAGACGTACGCGCTGCATCCAGTACTGCTTCCCAAATCATCCAAATAACCAAATGTGAGTGCTTGTCATCTACCATATTGCTAATACGGTTCGCACACACCAAATCTGTCTTGTTCTGCTTTTTGAATGCACTCGAATATTTCAGCATCCAGGCAACCCAGTAAAGTGCTCGTGTAAAATCACGACTTTCGGGTCTCAAGCAGTAGATAAGTTCATTAAACGGAATATACAGCTCAATTGGATCGGAATCTTTTGTAAGATGTTTTGCATAATTGGCAGATGGCGATTTCAAATTTTCGGTTAACGTTATTTGAAGAAAGTCGTGTTCCGGTTTAATTTTAGGAAGAGGCGTAAGTTTGTTTTTACGAGACATAGCAAGAGAAGCCGACACTTCACATACCAACGTTCGTATGTCTGAATTATTTCTCATGTCGGTCATCGACATAATAGAATACTGTCCTTCGTATGGTGCAAACTTTTCATACATCTTGACCAAGTACAGGAATGCGTTTGGGCCTGCACGATTGATGTGCTTGGCGGCTGATTCAAAGAGTGTTTGCCACATTGAGTGAACCAATCCAGAGCAAAGTAATTCAAGTGTCCAATAGCAAGCGTAATCTGCATGACCAAGCTTGATATTCTCATCAAGAACTTTATAGACATGTTGTCTCAGGTGGCCTGAAAACGTGAACTTCTGAAAGTCCACAACTGTTCGCGGATCATAGATATTCATCACTTTGTAAAGTATGTGATATACTGATACTCTTTTCCTGTACGAACTAAATCTACATTTTCAACATGACGAAATCCAGATGTCTTAAAAAGATCAATTAGACGCTCCTTAGAAGGCATAACCCAGCGGTGTTTGTTCTCTCGGTACTTTTTACCACTGTTATCAGACTTATCGTAGTACGTAAATGTTTCTGAATATTCTGCATCATCCTCGTCTTTCTTTTTGTTCAGACGTCCCAAATATTTGAACTTATCGAAATAGACGTTGGAATCTGTTTGACGGTCGAGCGAATACTTCTGTAGAGAGAACGCTGCAAACGGAGATGCCAAATCAAGGACTGGATCATATTTATCTGGGTCTACCATGTGTACAACAAAGTACCCGCCAGGTTGGATCCACTGGTATGCATTGTCTGCCAGGACCTTTGGATTCGGAAACATGTAAACTGAGAAGTTGAGGAGAAGCGCGTGGCTTACTGATTTTTGAGGAAACAGGTGAGCTTGTGTGACATCGCCCTTCTGGAACTTCGCAGTGGGACAATTTTCTTTTGCCTTCTTCAACATTGCGTCGGAAATGTCTACGCCCACATACTCCACTCCCAAATTCTTAAACCAACACGCGTGAGGAGCCGTTCCGCAGCACATATCTAACACACGAACAGCAGACTTGGGCCAATCTGCAAGAGCGACATCCTGCATAGAAATTTGCTCATACTGAAGCTTCTCTGTTGAGTGCCACAGAAGATTATATACTGATGCATATGTTTCATCGTACATTTCCTCCGGAGTTTCGGCTGTGTCTCCAGACTGATTTTCAAAATCTTCAATGGAAGAACTCCAAAGTGTGACACTATACAAAATGAGTATTAGAACAGCTAAGAAGAGATACGCTGTGTTCATCTTGTTATTAGTCTACTAAGTCTTTTTCCTGCAACTTGCACGGGATTTGTCGATGACGTCATTTTTGAGTACAAGAAGTACCCTACCAAGATCACAGCAATGGCAATAAGTATATACCAGGTAGTTGAACTTATTTGGGGAGATGAACTGGGCGCCGTCTGTTGTTGATTCAGCTCGTTTAGTCTGTTTAGTGCATCAGCTTTATCCTTTTCAGATTCAAGCTTTTTATTTAGTCCTCCAAGTTCTTGCTGATCTTGCTGTTCATCCGCTTTCAGCATGCTCATCAAATTGACGAATACTCCCTGATTTTTTGTTTCACTTTGTAGTTGTTTGTACCTATCTTGGTATCCACTTACAACGGGAGCAATTTCTTCAGATGCGATTCTCTGCTTTTCCTGAGCAAGCCATCCCTGTCCGTTTAGCTCCGTAAAATATGCAATTCGCGCTTGCTCATATCCTGCCGGATCCGTATCTCGAGTTGCAGTTTTTTCATCAAAAGCAGCTTTTAATCCAGAAAGCTTTTTTTGACGTTGGCATTCGGCGTCACAAACAGGAGGAAGAGGAGGAGGCGCATTTGACGGTGATTCAGGAGAACGCTGAGGTGCAGAGGGCTGATTACCCATTCTTATTAATAGTAAATAGTAAAGAAAAGCCCTATTCCTAAGGCTATAATTGCTGGCAGATGCACATATGATCCAAGAATTGGTTCGCCAAGCAAATAAATCCCAGCAACAACAACGAGAGTTATAAGCAACGTAAACACTTTTGTAGAAACACTGGTCATCTTGTCAATTTGTTGCTGAGACGTTTGAATTTGTTCATTAAGAAGAGACGAATCTCGCGTGGTCTGCTCTTTTGTTTGCTGATTGATTCCAAAATTTTTACTGAAAAAATTAGCAACCGTATCTACTTGCTTGTTTGTTGTCATTGTCTTCGTTTGGTTTGCATAATCTCTTTGTACATCTTCCACGATTTGATCGCGTTTTTGGTCTAGTGGGTCAATCATGTTTAGAATTGAAGAATAATCGGGTTTATCAACTCGGGTAAACACATTGCCTTTATCTCCGTACGTTGTAGCCGTCATCCACAAACTTTTTGACTCAGGATCGCTTGACAGATTCAGAGGAGCATACCCCTTTGTATCTACAGGTTTTACATCATCTTCAAATGCACAAGATTCTCCACAACTGTAAACATGCGACTTGGTGTCAATTCCATAAATATCGGTTTGACCTCCCTGACCAATAATAGACTGCCACTTTTTGCTTGCGAATCCCTGAATAGGCGCCCATCCAGTCGTCATGTTTTGGTCAGTCTTGAACGCATTTCCTGCACCGTCCTTTCCATATAACTCCGTATAACTTGCAGATGTTATTTGAACATTCTTTTCGGGGCTTACCATCCAATTTCCAGTTGTACAGGGCTTTGCGCATTTTTGTTTGTTGTTTGATGCATCCTGTGCCCAGAGGTACATTCCAGTTGAAAATATTTTTGTAGCTGCAAAGGGGATATTCAAAATGTTCCACTGACCTCTGTTCGAAGCAAGAGCTACCAGCAAAATTTTGTTTCCAGCCTTTCCAGTTGTGAGAACGTAAACGTTCGCAGAATCCACTGCAATATCGTCTATGACAGTTGCACCAAAGCTTGATAAGTTTACTTCTTGCCAATTTCCAGTACAGGGCAACTGGCAAACGAATACTTGATTATTTGTGTTGTACCCCCACGCATATCCAGCAGGAGATGAAACTGCTTTTACGAGGGAGCCGGGAATATCAACCCATGTTAAAGAGGAGGAAACTTGTGTACTGATTGTGTCATCAATCGTTTTGGTTAATTGATCGTACTCCGCTTGGAAGTCCATTATTTTATAGGTAGGGAATTAGAACTTGTAAAGATTCAGGCGGATTCCGCGAACCATGTAATACTCTACAGCCTGAGTTCCTCCGTTCGGGCTTGTTCCTGACTGCTTTTGTCCTTCGCGAATGAAGGGTTTCATATCTTGTTCACCAGGAACAGGCTTCCAAATTTGACCATTTTGAGATCCTGCATTGCGACGCTTCATCTCCAGAAGCATGGAGTAATCAGTTGCAGGTCCCTTCTGAACTCCATTCTTGATTGTGAGTGATACAACGGGCATTTATTCTATCTTGACAAAATGTAATGGAAATCAAACAATTTCAGTCCGCAAGAAGTTCCTCTTTGTCGGATTTTCAGAATACGTACGACTCTTTAAAACGCGAATACTCCTCTGCCGTTATGGCGGCGATCGAAGAAACCGACGCTGAAAAACAGCAAGAACTTGTTTCGCGAGTGTTATCTGTTAATGCGGATTTATCAAATGAAGTTCGGCAGATCCTAACAGATATCAATAAAGGTTCTGGCAGTGTTCCATCTAAAACAACGGATGAACTAACTGCAGATCTTATTCGGTATCAGAAAGAGTACTCGGATATCGAAAAAGGAAAAGATCGCCTACAAACTTTGAAGCTTATCAATAAGTCAAACCAAGAAAAACTGGACGACACAAAAATGATGTACAACATCTATATCGGAGCACTAATCCTTCTAATATTTGTGGTTGGGTTCCTAGTTTTGAAAACTAATTGGAAACAAGCATATGCATCAGTAAAGTCGGCTATCCCGACAACTACGACGTCTTTCTCATCGCGATAAATCCCAGTCCCAAAATGGCAACTCCCCCGATAATATAGTACACTGTATTGGAAGACCCTCCCACGGAAGAAATTCCCTTTGATCTCATTTCTGCTGCAATAACTTGATCATTTTCGGAAACAACTTTCCGCTGAGTATCTCTTGTTTGAGAACGAAGATCTCGAAGACGACCTTCTACATCTTCGTTGTAAAATCCTGAAATGTTCTTTTTTTGTTCGGTATTCTGCTGTTCAAGACTTGAAATAATTTGATCAAGCCCTTGCTGTGCAGATTCATACGCTTGTTTGTAAGATGGATTTCCTGTTAGCTTATATTGCAAAAAGTTATCGTGATAACTCCGAGTCAACGTATTGAATTGAGTATCCATTGTTTAATCTAGATTTTTTAAATCTATTTTACGGCTCAAATGCGTTTGCAAGGCAGAACCGATAGCGCTTATTTTCTCCGGAAGCCATACAGAGTCCGGTAATTTCTACTACATCGCCAGGTCGCGCTCCAATCCACTTCGCCATTGCATCCTGTGAATCAATCTTGGGAAGACTGTTCAATTTTGCAAGGTTGTATTCTTTTGATAACTTGTCGATCTCTTCCTGAGGAAGGATACGATGCTTGGGAACCTTGCGATGCTTTGAAATATTGAAGTTCAAATGTGATTGATAGAATATTTGTACAAGCTGATTTTCTTTATCTGAAATGTAATCTCGAACAAGCTGCAGAATTGATTCTGACGGCTTGGTTGGGCTCACAATAATAATACCACCCGAATAATTGTTTTCACTCGCGAAGGTAATAAACTTTTCAAATTCAGTAGAAGTCACTCGTGTTTTTTCACTGAAAATGACGAGGACCGGGCCAAATGTGTACATTCTCGTTTCATCCATGGGAGCACCAACACGCTCAAAGTCATCTGCCTTGATGCCACGTTCTAGTAGAATTTCTTTCAACGTCTGCAAATATCTCGCTTCCATTCTTGTGTTATAAATTGGAATATGAAAACGCTATTCCATTTTTCACAGACTAAAGTAAATGAAGAACGCAGTGTTCGTAGGTTTACTAGTTGCATTTGCAGCTCTCTGGCTCGTGCTTGGTCGCAAGCAAAGAGAGATGTTTGTTCCTGAGTTTTTAGATCAGCGCAATGTTGCAAAAACATCCAAGACTAGGCAGTCTTCTTATAGGCAGGAAACAAACCACTTTGTTCCGATGGCAAACCCTCAAGATCCTATTCCTGGGGTAGAAAGCCCTTTCCGAGTTAACATGTACGACTCCTATATGGTCTAATTTAGATATTGAATTCAATAATTACACAAATGAGATTTCATGTACTCGCAATTCCTCACACAGTAACTCGCAAAGATTACTCTGCATGTGCTTTTACTCAAAAAGTTTTAAAGTGGTGTAAAATGATGACTCTTCGTGGCCATACAGTCTATCACTATGGGCACAAAGATTCGGAAGTTATTTGTACTGAGCATATCCCTGTGACGTTCAACGAAGATCTTGAAAAGGCCTATGGTTCATACGATTGGAAGAAAACATTTTTTAAGCACAACACGGCTGATCATGCTCATCAAATTTTTAATCAGCGCGCCATTGTAGAGGTTGGCAAGCGCAAACAGAAGGGTGATTTTGTTCTCTGTTTTTGGGGATATGCTCATCGTCCTATTTTTCAGGCTCATCCTGAGCTGATCCCCGTTGAGCCCGGAATTGGATGCACGAATGAACCTTGCTGTCCACAGAATATTTATGAGTCCTACTCAGTTATGAACCAAATTTATGGCAAGTACGGAAGATCTCCGCACTGGTATGACGCTGTTATTCCCAACTATTTTGATCCAGAAGATTTTGAATACAATGCAACTCCTCAAGATTACTATCTTTTTGTGGGGCGAATCATTTCGTCTAAGGGAATTGGTATTGCAGTGGAACTTACTAAAAAGATTGGGGCAAAACTTTTGGTAGCCGGTCAGGGAGATCTTACATCAATCGTTGGATCCATTCCGGATCATGTTCAAATAATTGGATATGTAGAGCCAAAAGAGCGTTGTCAACTTATGAAGAATGCAAAAGCTCTTATTGCTCCAACTCATTTCAATGAACCATTTGGGGGTGTCATGGTAGAAGCACTCTTTTGTGGAACGCCCGTTATTACTTCAGATTGGGGCGGGTTTGCAGAAAACAACCTTCATGGTGTCACGGGATACCGCTGTCGCACAATGGAGCAGTTTGAATGGGCTGCAAAGAATATTGACAAAATCAGTCGTCGCGCTTGTCGTGAATGGGCGATGAACAATTTCAGCCTTGATCGTGTTGCACTCATGTATGAGGAGTATTTTGAAACTCTCACAAAAGTTCACGATGGCTCTGGAGGATTTTACGCTAAAAATCCAGATCGTCAAAATCTAGATTGGATGGTGAGATATTACCCAACTACAGGACTAACGTGTTCTTCTCTTTCGGAGATTGAGGGAGTGTTCCAGACTTACGATATTCCTGAATTTCGTCCCAAACTTTCTGAAGAGACGGAAGATGCTGAGTTAGCCAGTTCTGTTGCTTCTTTAGCGTTGTCGCCCTCCAGTTCACCAGTCCCCAGTAGTACAAACGCCATTCTCCAGCCTTCTGACCAAGGGTCTCTTCTCTCCACTGAGGAATCGTCCGGTAATCCTTGAAGTGTTTCACAACATAATGATCATCGTCAGAAACTGCAAAGAACGATTTGTAGGGACACTGACAATCGGTCCATTCCGTGAATGTCATTTCCTTGAATTGCATTTCAATATACTCACACTCATCAATTCCAGTACACTCCATTTGGAGCTGCATTTGATGATAGTATTCCTTTGGAATTGGACTTTGATCCGTAAACTGCCGACTGATAGGACACTTGAATTCTACAAGTTTTCCATATCGCCAATCTGACGTGTTTTCGGTTAGAATAATTCCGTCCGGAGATGCACCAAGAAATGGTACATCTGGATGCGGAATACAAGTTGTGTCTACAATCCGAATGTTGTGCTGCATATCGCAATAAATCTCTTTTGCAATTGGTTCAAACCGTGTTCCCCAAATGAGAGACCGAGCTCCTGAACTTGAACTCCAATCTCGGGGCTGCAATTTTCCCATGATGAGCTCATGTCTTTGCGAAGGAGTTGCATCTGCAAGACCCTTATAAATTTCAGAAGCTGTCAGCATTTGACCGCGTTTGAGGTGCCACGCTTCTGTGCGCTGGTCATCCTTTCCGTAGAGCTCTAGGAGTTTTTTAATCTTTTCTTCCATATTGTTGAGGTTGTTTCTAGTCATTACTATAAAACCGTTTTACATGTTTCCATCTAAAATGAAGCAAATGGAAATCCAATCTCAAGAACAATGGGTATTATTTCGTCTCGAGCGTTTTTACAGCAGTCCGGAGAACATTCAAAAGGTACAGGATATTTTGGAAGGAAAATCAAACCTATCTCTGAGGCTGATCGACTGGTTTGTGACGAACTATGCAAAGAAATTCAATACAACTTTCCTAACAAGTTCAGGAAAGCACGTGATAGTCTATCTCTCGTACAAGTCCCATCTAAAGGCGTACAGCAAAAAGATGTTTGATCCGTTCTGTCGGTCGAAAAGAATTAAGTTCCGTGGGTTTGAAACTACCGTGGGTCAGCTCAATTTCTTTGAATGGGCAATAAATGATGACATTCTGGCTTATCTTGAAAAGAACTATGATGCAGTACATTCAGACATGGAAAACCGTCTGAAGGATGACGCTGAAAAACCGGACGCACACAAAAAGAGGCACGAGCTGTCAAAGTCTGCTACAAACTCATTGAAATATCACGATGTTCGAGTTACAGTAAAATTTGATTAGCGTGCGGAAGACAATTTCATGCAAGAACCTGCTTAGAGTACAAATGTTTTCACTTCTTCGAAGGGGTCTTGTTTACAAAGATATTGATCCAAACATTGTTGAGCACGACGAAGACATTGATGGAGTGGAATGGTCCTACGAAGGACGAGATGTATATCGAGGGCGTATTGATCCACGTTATGAGCAATACAACCTTGACGTTTATTGGCTGTATGATAATGATATCAACAAAATTGGACTTGTAGAATACGAAAAGAATGACACCGAAAGATTTCAAGTTCTCTGGTTTTTAGGTAATCCATTTGCAACTTTACTGCATGATGAACGCTGGGTATCCCTGAACAAAACAGTTTGGTCAGTTATGTCCTATGAATCATATCTGGATTGTTTGGAAGATGATTTCAGTACTGTATTTGATAGATGTTTATCTAGCAAATATAGACTTGTGACTCCTTCTATGTTGATAACACCCCCAACCCTGTACAGCTGTAAAAACTGCAAGAAACAGTCTATCAAACCTTTGAAATGTCATGAAAAATATGTAGATAAAAAGAATTACTTTCAATATGATTCGTTCTTATTTGTAGACGAATCGTTCATAATTTATGAACTTACTGCCCGGCCACCGTCCGCTTCTTCCGAGCAGGAGCGCTCGGAGTTGGTGCAGGAGCAGCCTCAACAGGAGTTGAAGGACGACCTGAGCCATCCTCTGCAGTCTCAGCAGCCTGAGTCTCCTCACCCGCCTCCTCCTCCTCAGCCGTAAAGACTGATGCAGCGGTTAGGCGAGAGCGCTGGAAAACCTGCGCATAGTTGAGACGCCAGGTGATGCCAAAGCTGCCACCAGCGATGATGTACAGACTAGGGCTTGCGACCATGTTAACTTCCACGTTGTTCTCAAATACCTTTCCAAGAGTATCAGGCGTCAGATAAACTGGGTTGCCTGAGTCATTGATAACGTCGGTAGAAACCTTGTTATCATACACGGGTACCTTCAGAGTCATACTGGGCGGATACTTCCCATTCGGGACGTACTCACCATCAATACGATCTGCAGACACGCGATACATATCCTTGAACGCATCCAGAAGTCCGGCGCGCTCACGCTTCTTACCAAACCACTCCTTGCTCTTCTCCTCCGCTACGCTGAGAATCTTCTCCTTGAGGTCAAAGATAACAGTGTTGTAAAGAACTTCAATGTCAGTCGCGCCCGCAGCACGCTCACGTGCATAGGGATCGCAACCCTTGAGGTTCGTACTGAGGGTATACGAAGTATTGCCCGTCTTCTCGTCAGTGCGAGAAAACATACGAACCGACATCTTGTTCGGGAATCGGAGATTGAAAGGTTGACCATCATACTTCATACTAATAGAGGGCATGCGTCCAGCTTTCTTGGGGCCGACCACAAAGGTCAGGCGGTTAACATCAAAGTTGCGTACATTCACGATCATCGGTGCACTCATCTCTTTCTTAGGTTGTACTTTGTATATGTAGTGTAACACGTAAATCCGTTTTCAACGAAGATTTCCAATTTTATAACAATGTCAAACCGTTGTATGTCGTGTCGGAGCAAAACAAGCAAGGATCGCTGTCCAAACAATTCATTGCCAGGAATCAAATTTTGTGGTGTGCATTCAAAGCTAAAAACACATCGTCTTTGGACAGATGTGAACGAGGTTCAACGACGAGTTGACCTTATTTCTAAAATTTGGAAAGGATACGTTATTCGCAAACAATTAGCTCTTGCAGGTCCCGGTGTATTAAATCGTTCACTCTGCCATAATCAAGAAGAGTTGTTATCGTTCGAACATATCAGAAGCATTAGTCCATTTAACTATTTTGGATTTGAAGAAACGGGTAAACTTTATGGGTTTGATGTGCGAACAATGTTTGATATGCTGAACCGAAGTTTGAATCCAATTAATCCATACACAAGACAGCCAATTGATATTTCTACACGCAGAAGATTGCGCGAACTGTACAGCTATCGTTTTCGAAATAAGCTTCCAGTTTTTTATGATAATAATAAGCTTTCTGGCGCAGATGCGATTCTGGAAAATCGCTGGATGCAAATTTGTCAAATAGCAGAAGAGAATGGATTCTACAACATAAATCCAAATCTGTTTCTTGGACTGAATCGTACTCAACTTTACATTTTTCTGACAATGATTTTCAACGATATGAAAACATGGGCTGCAGAGCATAAGGATAAGCATTCCAAAAGATTTTTGTATGTATTCTGGATTCAGAACATACTGAACAAATATCAGACAACACAATTGTCAAATCAGTTCTCTTTTTACGTCTCAACCATCCTTCTGACAATTTTGTATAATTCGGTTGAACCATATTCCGTGTGCTTCATAATTATGAGCTCCCTTTATAGATTGTGATTTAAACAGGTCAGGAGAATACATAGTATAACCCGCGTTAGAAATGCCCTCTGTTAAGTCCTCTGTTAATGCAAACATGCCTGCCGATAAGAAGACCAAGCCTACCGCTGCCGCTGCTGCAACTACTACCACTACCCCCGCCGTTGCTCCCGCCAAGGGACGCAAGGCTGTGGCCAAGACCGAGGTTACGGTTCCCACCTCTGCCCCTGCGCCTGCTCCTGCAGTTGAGGCTGCCCCCGCCGAGACTCGCTCCGCCGATGCGATACTCTCCGCTCTCCAGGAGACCCTCAAGTCTCTCGGTTCTGAGGTGACTTCTCGCGTGCGCGCCGCTGTTCACGAGGCTGTTGAGGCGACCAAGGCCCTCAAGCGTGAGGCCCGCGACTCCAAGAAGCGCCGCCGCAAGGATCCCTCTGAGATGACGCCCGAGGAGAAGAAGGCCTGGGAGGCTCGCCGTGCAAACAATGCGTTCCTCAAGCTCCGCCCCATCTCCGATGAGCTCTCCTCTTTTATGGGTCTCCCCCCCAAGTCCCAGCGCTCTCAGACGGATGTCACCAAGTTTGTGTCCAACTACGTCAAGACGCACAACTGCTTTGACCCTAACTTCAAGCGCCGCATCATCCCCGATGCCAAGCTCGCGAAGCTCCTCCGCGTGAAGGATGGCCAGGAGGTTACCTACCTGAACCTCCAGAGCTTTCTCAAGGTTCACTTCCTCAAGCCTGCCGCTTAAATATGTTTCTTGTTTTTGCAAAAACAAGTGGTGGAGGATCCCAATAAAAATTTATACTCGGTCTCAAATGAGATCAACTATAAATTCTTGAAAACGGATTATATAGTTTCAGTCAGAAAGTAAGTACAACAAACCAGACACAATGTCAGATTCTAAGCCCAAGCGTATTATTACCGAGGAGCAGAAGGCCAAGATGAAGGAGGCGCTTGCTGCAAAGCGAGCCGATCCTGCATGGCAGGCCGAACAGGCCCGAAAGCGTGAAGAGCGCAAGGCTAAGAAGGACGCTGACAAGAAGACGTCTGGTAAGAAAAACGACGACGAGTCGTCAACTCAAAAGAAGAAGCGAGTCATCAGCGATGAACAGAAGGCCAAGATGAAGGCTGCTCTGGAAGCCAAACGGGCAGACCCGAAGTGGCAGGAAGAACAGAAGAAGAAGCGTGAAGAACGCAAGGCCAAGAAGGCAGCTGGAAAGGCTTCGGCTGATGAAGAATCTGAGTAAAATGGATTCATAAACTACTTCTTTTTATATTTCAAAATCAACAAGATGCAGAACAACTCTCGGAACAAGGCTTCAAAGCATGGTCGGGGAGGTGCTGGTGTCAAAAATCAGCGTGCAATTTCAGGTGTCTTCAATGACCTTCGTTCTCAGGATAGAACTGGATCAGATGTAGAACTTGCAGAAAATATCTATGTTGGACGAGTTGACCGTAAGCTCGGAAACGGCAGAGTTGAGGTGCGATATGCAATCAAGAAGCGCGATGTCATTGAAGACAGAGACGGCGAAGTTCTGGAGGACAAGAACAGTTATGAACTCAAACTTGGACAGGCGATCATTCGCGGAACCTTTCGAGGCCGCTCAAAGCGTGCTGTCTGGATTGAGGTAAACAGTCCCGTTCTCATTGAGGACAGTGGCCTGGGAATCATGGAGATCAAGGCGCTCTTGACGCGAGATCAATTGAAAGATCTTGCAAAGGAAACATTTATCCACCCAACAATTATGTCAGATCAGGGTGCGTCTACCGAAGGAGATGACGCAATTGAGTTCTCGAACGAGGCGGAGGAAGAACCCATTTCAGACAAGGATATTGACAATATCTAAGTCTGTAACAACTAATTCGTTAGGCATTTCAAGGTACAATACTGTGCTGAAGAAAGGAGTCGTGCGTCCGTCAAGGATCATGGCTCGTATTTTTGAATTTTCCAGAAGAGTTGTCAAAATTCGGTGAAACAAATTGTCTTTGCGAACCGTATGCCTAACTTCTACTTTGCAAGTTTTGCCATCCCATGCACACAGGTTTCCACTGCAAGTATTTTCAGATTTGAATTGACCACACGGCTTTCGTATCTTGGAAATAAATTCAATTGGTTTGGTTGCCTGTGTCATTTCGACCTTCTCTTCAAACCATTTTTGTAAAAGCGGTTCTACAGTCTTCTGCTTTGGGAAATCTTCTGAAAGTGCAGCTCGTAATTTAACTTCATCTTCTTGCAAATCGAACGTCAACTCGTATAACAGGAATTCATAAATTTCTGATGCATAACTTGTATTTTTGTAATCTCGCGTTAGTTCTTCCGATTCCTCTCCAAAAACTAATTCAGATTCCCCAATTTGGGTTGTAGTTTCTACAACTTCAAGAGTTTCCTTTGCTTCTCCGCGCTCTGGTACTACCGGAATACGAAGACCGCAAGTTAGAAGAATTTCAACTCGCTTTCCTTCTGAGTTGTACAAATCCTCTTCGAGCGTATACCCTTCATTGTACGTTTTTGCAATTTCTAGGTATTCAAGAACCTTTGCATGTGTCGGATATAATTCCGATGCAACATTTGAATATCCAAGTATTTTTGGCTGAGTCATATCTGGCAGAGCGGACGGCTGGAAAGGGATAAACATGTTGTTGGGAATGAAAAATGCCTGTGCTCTTCCGAATGGATCAAGAATAACTTGAAAGTCGTCTTTTCCCGATCTAACCAATACATCTCTTGCAATGTTGAGCCCTGTTGAAAGTGAAGGCATTTTTGTTTTGCACGCTTTGTTGCGAAGCTTTTCAAGTGTACTGTACGTTTCTTTCTTAAAAGGAGACTCAAACACATTTCCTTTGTATTGAAACCCACGAGGCAAACGAGTGACATGACATAACAAATCAATTGTCTTGTCCGTTTGCAAAATTACAATTCCACGAGTTCTAGGTCTTACGATTGGAGAATAAAATAGACATCCTAGCGTATTTGCATTTGTGTGGATTCGGAAAATATCACACTGCAAAAAGAGACATACATACTCAAGTTCTTCCAGTATAGATAATTCTTTCTTTTGATATGCATTGTGAATTCCAGAAATAATGTGTGCCAAACTCGATCTTACAGTTTGATCTGTATTGTATGGAGGTATTCTTTTGAGAGCATTATCTATTTCTTGCAAATTAGAATTGTTGGGTCGTTTCCAAGTTCGCAAGAATGAACACTTCAAGACCGTTTCTACTGATTCAAGCGGCGGAGGAATTTTTGTTTTCAAATCTAAAATTTCAGAAATTGTTTCAGACGGTCTTCCAATTCCTATGCGAAAAAATCCAGACATTCCGTTGTTGAGTCGTTTTACAGGTCCAGAAAGCAATTCATACGTTTCATTAATTTGAAGAGAATTGATGAGATCTTGTGTTAGAAATGCAAGACGAAGCTCTTTTAGTCCTACAATATTTTCACGATTTACGTAGTACTTGTCGGGTGCATCATCTGCCGCCTTTTCTTTGCGGGGGTTCTTGAGACAGCAGGGAGTTAACTTTTTGTTCTTTGGGGATTCATAGTCTGAAAAGTGAGGATACACAAATCCTTCTTTGCGCTGTATGACCGAATATTCGCGAGGATCTTCTGTATCGGTTGTTCTCAGCTTTCTTCCACATGAGGGACATGCAAGTTCCCCATCTTCAATAACAAGTTGTTCTTTTGTTAGGGGTATCTGATCACGTATGCACCAATATTCGGGGCAGATAATGAGACCATCCGGATCCTTTGTTTCCAGCATTTTTGATTCGGGAAAATACGTGCGAGGATCATAAAATTTTCCTTCCATTGAATCCAGATCTTTTTGACTTAGAATAATCGGTTGCTTTTTGTATTCGCACTTTTTTGTGTACTGAAAGTTTTCAACGTTGGGATCAAACGTTTTTGGATCAAAAAGTTTCAAACGTTCGTTGAAATAACTGTACTTAGACTTTTCACTTCTTGCAAGTTCTATTTGTCTACTCTTCTTTTCCTCTGCCTTTTCAACCGGTCTTTCTGATTCTTCCTCGTCTGCTTCCAGGAATCCAAATAAATCTCCAAACTGCTGCTTCGTTGCGTCGTCAACTTCAATAGTTTCTTTTGGAGCAGTTCCAACATCAATTTTTACAGTCTCCATTCGCTTGGGACAAATTGCGTCCAATTTTGAATCGTTCATTCCAACGATGTAGCGAAGCAGACTGGCGTATTTTACAATTCGGCCTATTTCAGCTACAAATTTTACAACAATTTCCTTTTCTAGGATTTCTACCGATGGATAATTGCGAAACGCGCGATCCTCAATATTTGGGTCCGTATCTAATTTGTTTTGAACTTCCTGAATAATCATTTTTGCCTTTTCAACCGAAATGCTTAATTCTTGAGATAGTACAGTTGGCTTTATGTCTCCATCTCTCATCATTTGCAGTACCTTCACTTCGACTGGACTAATTCCATAGTTTGTACGATCTGTTCTCAAAAAGTTAAACACTGCCTCGTTTGGATCGGGTTGGTTGAAAAGAAATGAAATGCAGTTCATGCGACGATCATCAATCTTTTCAAGGATGCGTGAATAATTCAAATGAAGCTCAATTTCTTGGACTTTCCATCTTTCAGTATCAATGTCATTTTTGTTGACGAATGAAGACAGCGCATCAAACTTCTTCAGCCACTCAAGTCCATCTTGCTTAAGTTTATCCAAATCTTCATTATTTGTTTCATCTCGGTAGAAAGTCATTGTTATATCAAGTTCTGTTATCGCAATACGGTCATATACATCTTTTGCGTCTCCTCTGTACAAAATCAACGTTGGAAGATTGCGAGGAGGTCTTCGGGTATTCCATCGCTTCCAAACTCCCATGTCTAAAAATGGTTTCTTTCCCTTTTTGGGATTCTCCACATAAAATTTGTGTCTCATAACTTCGTTTCTTCCAGTAAAAAATCCAATGTATGGAACTTCTTCTGATAATGTCATTCCATAAAAGATTTGCTCAAACCGTGTACGAACTGCAGTTCCAAAATCAGTTTCAACAAATTTTGTATGAAATCGTGCATACCGAATATTGGTAGACCGAGGTTCGTAAACTTTGTAAGCCAGCAAATCTGATAACAGTTTTTTATTTTTTTCAATGATAGCTATAGTTTCTTCACTCAAAAAATTCGGAGTTGTTGATCGTAAAAAGGGAAAATAAACAAGTTCTGCATTTTCTGCAGACGAATCATAGGGTATAACTACAAACCTTGCAATCTTGGAAGGATCATACAGTGTGGAAACGAGACTTGCAATTAATGGCTGAGGTAATTTTGCAGCGGGTATTTTTGAAACGAGAGACGGATTAAATTCAAAAGGAAGAACATACGATTTTTCGTCGGACACTCCAAAAATACGAAGTTCAAAGAAATCTCGTGTTGGACTGTGAAACTCTGATAAAGAATCTGGTTTCAGCATCCATTCAGTTCTGTCGTATGCCTCAAAATTAATATCGGTTTGCGGACTTCTGTATTGCAGCTGGTATTCCTGAAACGATTCTTTCAGTACCTTCGTTCCTCCGTAGGACATGCGATCAAATAAGTCTTCCCAGCGACGAGAATCTTTTTGGTAGTAATCGTTTTTCAAATTTAACGAAACCAGAATAAACAAACGATCTGGATGCGTGTTCATTGCAGCGGCAATTGTGTGGCGCACTGTGTCAATCGTGTCGTCTTCAAAATATGACACGTTATAAATTGTTTTTGTACGAAAGTCTAAGACTTCAGACTTTAACATCTTACTTATAAAAACGGATTTAGTTTAGCTTGATTTGCATACCAGTAAAACAGACACAATGGGCTGCTTTGATTATAACTGCGAATGCGATGGAACCAAGTGTGTTTTCACTGGTGGCCAAGATGGCGGTAGTGCAGAAGTAATTATTGAAGTCCCCCTTAACGATGGAACAACTGTTTACGTTAAGGGGAGCTACGATTCTTATGGTGCAGTCCATGTGGGAAATTACCGATTTTATCCGGAGCAGTTTGAGGACTTCGTTAATCATTGGCTCAGAAGTGAGCCGGAAAGTGAACGATGCAAGATCTTTCTTGCAAAGAGAATTTGGACAGTTTCGTATTTACATTATGAATACGATGAGGATGAAGACGATGATTCGTTCACCAAG